CACTTGTGTATGTTGATTCAACACAAGGATGGTTGTTGAAGGAGAAGTAAGATGGCTAATTATAACGCCATTAAATACGATGGTTTTAGTAAAGGTTCTACTACTTTAATCAAAACTTTAACAGCTAGTTCTAGTGCTACTTTATCTTTTGAAGATGGATCATCTTCTGTTGTTTTAGATTCTACTTATAAAGAATATTTATTTATTTTAAATAGTCTTCATCCAGCTACAGATAATGTTAATCTTGGTTTTCAAGGCAATGCTGCTGGAGGTAGTGGTTATGATGAAACTATGACAACTTCTTTTTTTAGAGCAAGACATAAAGAAAATGGAACTGAAGGAGAAGTAGATTATGATACTAACTATGATCAAGCTCAAGGAACAGGTTTTCAAGTTTTATCTTATGGAACAGGAAATGATAATGATCAATCTTGCAGCGGATATTTACATTTATTTAATCCATCTGATACAACTTTTATAAAACATTTTATAGCTAAAATTGCTAATTGTGGAAGAAATGATCATTCTAGAGTTGAGAACATTGCTGGATATTTTAATACAACTTCTGCAATAGATGAAATACAATTTAAATTTAGTTCAGGTGATATAGATGCTGGAACTATACAACTATTTGGAGTATCATAATGGCAACATATCAAGATTCTAGATACAACATAGCTTTACCATCAGGATCAGGTGGTGCAATAGTTCCTATTAAAACTTTAACAGCTAGTAGTTCTGCTACTTTAAGTTTTGTAGATGGAACTGATGATGTAGTATTAGATAATACTTATAGAACTTATGTATTTAAGTTTATAGGAATACATCCAGCAACTAATAATGCGTCATTAACTTTTCAAGGAAATGCTGCTGGTGGAAGTGGCTATAATGAAACTATGACAACTACTTGGTTTTATGCTGGTCAAAATGAAGCTGGTACAAGCACTTACCTTAGTTATGGAACAGGAGCCGATCAAGCTCAAGGTACATCTTTTCAAGCTATAGGAGCTGGTATTAATGATAATGCTGATGATAATACAAGTGGAGAACTTTGGCTTTTTAATCCAAGTTCTACAACTTTTGTTAAACATTTTATGGCAAGAACTGCTGCTAAAGGAGATGAGGCAAACGATAGTTATATGTCAGGATATTTTAATACAACTTCAGCTATTGATGAAATACAATTTAAAATGTCATCAGGAAATATGGATGCTGGCACAATTAAACTTTACGGGATAGCATAATGGCAACATACGCAAGCATAAAATACGACATGAATTTATCATCAAGCGCTACAGGTGCTGGTGCTATGACTTTATTATCTACGCAAACAGCTAGTAGTGATTCTACAATAACTTTTGATAGTGGAATTGATAGTACATACAAAGAATATATTTTTAAATATTATGATGTTCATCCATCAGCAGGTGTTAGATTAGCAGTAAATTTTAGAGATGGTAGTACAGCTTACGATGCTACAAAAACTTCTACTTTTTTTGAAGTATATCAAAATGAAGCTGGTACTAGTACAAGTTTAGCTTATGTAACAGATTACGATTTAGCACAAAGTACAGCAGTTCAAAGTATAGGTTATATTGGTAATGAAAATGATGAAAGTTGTGCTGGTTTTTTACATCTTTATGATCCAAGTTCTACTACATTTGTTAAACATTATATTGCAACCACACCTGGTTATCATGGTTCTAATTTAGCTTTAACTTCTTATGTAGCAGGATATTGTAATGTTACTGATGCTATTGATGGGGTTCAGTTTTCAATGACTTCTGGTAATATAGATTCTGGAACTTTTAAAATGTATGGAGTAAGCTAATGGCAATTATTACAGCAAACAACCAATCGATGACAGCTATCACTTCACTTTCAGGAGTGACCGTGGGAAATCTGGTATTGTTATCTACTGAAACTGCATCAAGTGATTCTACAATAGATTTTACTTCAAACATAGATTCAACTTATAAAGAATATATTTTTAAATATTATGACCTTAATCCAGAAACAGATAGAACAAGTTTTGTATTTAATCTAACAACAGATGGGACTAATTTTAATGTTACAAAAACAACTACTAATATAGAAGATTATCATTTTGAAAATGATACTGCAACTGCTCTTGGATATAGAACAGATTTAGATTTAGCACAATCTACATCAGATCAAACTTTAATGGTAGGTGTTGGTAATGGTAGTGATGAAAGTGGAGCTGGGACTTTACATCTTTATGATCCTAGTAATACTACTTTTGTTAAACATTTTATTTCAGATGATCATTTTTTAGAAGGTCAAGATATTGCCTTTAGATCATTTACGGCGGGTTATGCAAACACTACAAGTGCTGTTACAGGAATAAGATTTAAAATGGCATCAGGAGATTTTGATGGCACAATTAAAATGTATGGAGTAGTATAATGGGAAGAGGACCAATAGGAGCACCAGCAATAATTAGATATGTAAACAACAGTGTATCAGAAGTAGATAGTGTTTCTGGTGTAGCAGATGACATGGTATTAATTAAAACATTAACAGCGTCATCATCTGCTACTTTAGATTTTGTTGATGGTACATCAGATGTAGTTTTGGATAGCACGTATCCTGTTTATTTATTTAAGTTTATTAACATTCATCCATCAAATAACTTAGTAGATTTTCAATTAAATTTTAGAGATGGTGATAGTTCTTTTGATGCAACTAAAACTACAACAGCTTTTAGAGCCTATCATAATGAAGGTGGTACTGATACTACTTTTGGATATGTCACTGGTTTTGATGTAGCACAAGGAACTGGAGTTCATACTTTAGCAAATAATATGGGTAATGGTAATGATGAATCTTTAAGTGGAGAACTTTGGTTATTTAATCCAAGTTCAACTACTTATGTAAAACATTTTATGGCTGATTTAAATAATTATAACCAAGATGATTATTCAGTAAGGCATTTTTCTGCTGGATATTGTAATGTAACTGCCGCTATTGATGGAGTAGAAGTTAAGTGTTCAGCAGGCAACATAGATAGTGGCACAATCAAACTTTACGGTATAAAGGATGCATAATGACACTTGTAAATAGAAAAATTATAAAACTAAATAATCGTGGAGTTCGAAACGTTACAACTTTTGGTTCTGTAAGTGGAGGTTCTTTTACTTTTATTAAGAAGCTAACTGCTAGTTCTAGTGCTACTTTGTCCTTTGTAGACGGATCTTCTGATGTTGTTCTTGATAATACTTACAAGGAATACTTATTTACTTTTAATAATATTCATCCAGCTACAGATCAAACAAATTTTGTATTTCAAGGAAATGTTGCTGGGGGAAGTGGCTATAATGAAACTATGACAACTAGCACTTTTCAAGCACAACATAGTGAAGGTGGTTCGTCTGAACTATCTTATGAAGGTGGTATGGATCAAGCTCAAGGAACAGCTTTTCAAAGAATTGCACATGAAATAGGAAATGATAACGATCAATCTACTTCTGGTTATTTACATTTATTTAATCCAAGTGACACAACTTTTGTAAAGCATTTTATAGCTAAATCTCAATCATACAGATATAATGATTATTCACACAGTTTATTTACAGCAGGATATTTTAACACTACATCAGCAATAGATGAAATACAGTTTAAAATGAGTTCAGGCAACATAGATGCTGGAGATATCTGCCTTTACGGAATCAAATAATAATGATATATAAATCAAAAAAGGAGGAAAACTATGCCAAGATATCATAATATAAACGGTGTAAAAGTTCAATTTACAGCTGAGGAAGAAACAGCTAGAGACGCTGAAGAAAAAGCGTGGTCAGATGCTGCCCCTGCTAGAGCTTTAGCTGATCTAAGAGCTAAAAGAAATAGACTTTTACAAGACTCTGATTGGGAAATTACATCAGAACTAGAAAAAGGAAATGCTATTTCTAGTGATATGAAAAAATACCGTCAGGATCTCAGAGATTTACCTGATGGTAAAGACACTGTTGATAAATGTAATAACGCGACATGGCCGACTAAACCATAAGGCATAGGGTAAATTACTATGCTGCAAAAATTAGGTTTTCAGCCAGGATTTAATAAACAAGTTACAGCAACCGGTGGTGAAGGCCAGTGGGTGAGTGGGGACTATGTGCGTTTTAGATATGGTACTCCTGAAAAAATAGGTGGTTGGGCACAGTTAGGAGACGTTACTCTTACTGGTAGAAATACAGCACTACACCATTTTGTTAATGCTAGTGGTATTAAGTATGCCGCATTAGGTACAAACAGAATGTTATATGTATATTCTGGAGGAGCTTTTTATGACATTACTCCTATTAAAGCTACAACAACATTAACAAATGCTTTTACAACAACACAAAGCGATGCCACAGTTACAATTACATTTGCATCTGCTCACAATATTAAAAAATACGATATTATTTATTTAGATAACTTTACTGAAATTACTGATTCTGATTTT